CGATGCCAGCAATTCGTTGGCAAGCGTGTCCAATTTCACGTTCTTCGGTCGATCCGAAACCTTGACAGGCCGCTCTGATCGTACATAGAGGGGAATTACACCACCTTGGTTCCCGCTCATCGATTCGGCGGCGTCTGCATACAGTTGGGCGTGGTCCTCTTCCTCTGAGACCCATGTGACACCTTCAGAGAACTCGTCAAACACGCCCGCTGTTCCGTGATACAAAACTCGAGGCTTGCCGTCGTCTTGTTCTACTGATTGGCCGATCCACTCCTTGAACTCAGGCGTCTCAGTCTTCGGCTTGTCCTTGCTTTCTTCTGGTTTCCAGATGTGCGTATGAGCGGGGAGGGAATAGTCTCGACTCCCTCCGCTCTCGACGGATTCAAAACCGAGAGATTCATAGAACCTGTTCAAGTCCTCCCTGCTTCCAGAACTTGCCTCCGCAGTCAGAACTATGGGCTTTCCCGCATCCTGTGCGTAGTCCTTGATTTCATCCATTGCGTCAGTGCCGACGCCTTGCCCCTGGGCGTCGTCTTCGACTTCAATGTTCATCAGCTCAATATGGTCGCCTCTCTCGTATAGCGAGAGCTTTTCAAGTGGATACTTGTCTTTGAGGGAATCCTTAAGATCGCCAATGTTTTCGGGCTTTGGAGGTCGCCCGTGACCTTCAGCACAGTCGTTTCCTGGCTTGAAACCGCCTGCACCAGTACCACAGTCGTCAGCCTTCTCAAGGATAACTCTTCCAAGAGCAGCTCTTGCCTTGGCAGTCACATGACTGCCCCAGATTTTTGGGATCAGGCCAGTGACCCCACCGCCCTTCTGTCCGTCGCGTTCGCGTTCGATCAGACTCAGCTTTTCCTTTGCCCAAGCATGTCCGCCGCCTTCAGGGTCTGCTGGGTCGCCGCCCCAAAGCAGCCAAGCAATGACACCCGCTGATGGATATTCCTTGTGGCTTGGCTTCGCGGCTGGTGCGTCAAGATCGACGCGATGCCTTGAGAAGAAGTTGACCATGCGGCCAACCGTTTCCGGCGAGAGGTTGTCTCGGTTCTTGATGTCTCTGGCTCGAGCAACGCCGATCTCGGTGCCGCCTCTGCCGTGTTCCTCCCGTAGCTTGAGACCACGATCGGCAAGATCGGACATAGTCTCGGACGGCTTGAGATCAATGTCCGCCACGGCCTTGGCATCGACAAGGTCTAGGTCATCGTCGCCTGAATGCTCTTCGCCAGTCAGCTCGGTGTAGTCAGACATTTCACCGCATGGCATATACATCGTTCGACCGTTGACATCGTGCGTGTGGTGACCTTCGCATCCGAGTATCTCAGCAATCCGCTCAGCTTCCTCCTTGGTTTCGTACAGGTCGCCTTCGGTCCTCAGCACGTTAGCCTTCTTGACCTCCAGCTTCACAAGTCGCTCCGCATGCTTGCGAGTCATGCCCGCAGCTTGCAAGGTCTTGGTTGCTTCCCATTTGGTCAGGTATCCGCCCCGAAGAGCCATACTGACATCGGCCACAGTCGCCATGTTCACTGCCGACTTCTGCTCTTCAGACATCGGCTCGATGGCTTCCTCGATCTCCGCTTCGGCCTGAGCCTCTGGCTTGGCATCGTCTTGGTCACCGACCATTCGCTGCGCGCTCACTCGAGTCACGCCTGTCGCCATGATCAGCTCGACAGCAGCAGTTTGGGCAATGGTTCCCGCAGCAACACCGTCCAAGATGGCGATGACACTCTGAATCTGCGCACCGTTGAGGTTTGCAGTCGGATCAGCAGGAACAGGGGCGGTGGTGCCATCCTGCGACGGAGTGCCTTCGGCCACTGGCTGCTCTGGAGTCGCTTCTTGGGCTTCTTCAACAGGAGGAGCCGGTAAACCTGGCAGTCCGCCACCAAAGGGCGGCATGATTCCACCAGCCCCCATTCCACCAAGAGGCTGACCAGCATGGAGGAGCTTGTCCGCCATCTCGTCTTCAATTGGTTCACGTCCCTCTTCCTGCCTCGCTTCGTTTGGAGTTCGCCAACCACCAGCTACAGCCGTTTGACGCTGCTGAAGGTCGAAGGTTTCGTCCTTCGGCACGGGGTTGTCGTAGGCTAGGAAGTAGTCATCTTCCGCACCAAACAATGGAAGCAGAGTCTGGTTGAGCTCCTGTTCGTCCATCCGGCACAGGGGCAGGACTGAACCTTCACGCCACTGACTAAAGCCCGCCTTGGCACTTGCGAGGTTCGGGTCGTTAGCTTTCAGCATCGTCACAGGCACGCCAAAGATTGCCGCAATCTCTTCGACCACATCCTCGCGACCTGCCAGATCCTTGGGGGGGAAGTTCAGAGGGGTGAACTGGACATCACCAGAGACAGCGATGAAGTTGCCGTCTTTCCTAGTCCCCTTCAGACGCTCCTCGACTTGGCTCTGGAAACGGTCAAGCTGGTCACCAGTAGGCGTTCCCTTCACCACCACTGCGTAGTCGGGCCTAGCCGAGTTGGCAAAGGTCGAGAGGTCCATCTGGTGCAGTGCCTCATTGGACATGACCGCACCAAAAGCCGCTTCCACTTTGCCCATCCCGTAGTAGTAATTTCCAGGGTTTGGGCGCTTAAAGTGGATGACTTCATCTGGCTCGAAGGTCTGCTTCTTCGATGTGTCGATGCCGTAGACATACCCCTTGACGAAGTTTTCGTCACACGGGACCACCTCAACATAGTTCGGAGCAAGAGGCCAAAGCTCAGAAGGCAGATCTGTCGCGTCGTCAATGATCGGATGCAGATAAGCATTTCCCGTCAGCTCGCCGTACAGAATCCGAAGAACCGTCAGGTCAAAGCCGTTGAGATATGGGTTGGCTGTAGACAAGAGGTTGAGGATCGGGTCGTCACCCGTGATCTCTTCGACTTCATCGCCAAAGTCTGCGACCTTGCGAAGCACCGACATTGAAGGCCGCTGGTCGCCAGGGCCATCTCCGAGCAGGTACGCCTTGGTGCGAAGCGGGACGCCACGAGTCTTTTGCCTGGTCCGTTTGTCGGCCTTCTTGTAAAGGCGCAGCGGGACAGAGGCGACAGCGTTGGCGTTGATTGTTGCAGCAGCGTATACCCAAGAATGGAATGCGCTGATTCCGCGCTGCTGGCTGAAGGGGGGCCGAAGCTGCCCCTTCTCGCCAGTGCTGACAATGTTCACGCTCGAAGCGAGATACTTGTCTGTGCTGGTCTGCTTCTTTTGTCGGAGAAGTCCGAACAAGTCACCGATCGGCATAGTCAGATGATCCTGAAGTCAAAGTTGGACTTTGCAAGCGTCTCGAGACACCGCACCGCGAGGGCCAACGCACAGACTCCGTCATCGTGCATCCCTGACGGAGCCTCATAGCGAACCCCAGTCCTCGTATATTCAAACTCGAAAGTCTCACATTCTGTGCGAAGCCATCCGTCTGGAATGCCGACTCTCCTAGTCTGAAAAGCCGACGCCAAGCCCTCCATGAGCTGCTGCTTTGATGTCTGCGAGAACTTGAATCCTTCAATCCTTGGAGACTTTCGCTGAAGGCCCTCGACGATTGGGTCACCCACACCTGTCGAGTCAATCAGCACAGGGGCCTCGCCGATCAATCTCTCGATCCTGATCTCCGTTTCCGACCAGGGAGATTGCCATCGTTCCAAAAGGCAAACCCTACCATCTTGGTCGAGGCCACATACCACAGTCCAGTCCACGCTCTTCGCCAAGTCGATCCCGAAAGCCTTTGGCGGATCTGTACTCAGCGGGATGGTACAGGCTTGGATCGAATCCAATCCGAAGGGGTTGCCGCCGTCGTCGGCTGGGATGCCCATGAACTCCTGGTCAAAGACATGCTGGGGCAACTCACGCTTCGCGGCCTCGATCTCGGACTTGGGAATGGTGGGGTTCGAGGTCGTCGGAAGCCTCCAAGACCTCCAGCCCTCGTCACCAATCTGCCCGCGCTCGAAGCAGCGATGGAAGAATGACCGCCCCTTCGGCGTGCCAAGGAACCAAGCATCTCCCCGTTTGTCCGCAAGGGTTGGGCGAATCGTCTCCTGCCAAGCTGGCCCCAAGTCCTTAACTATCCCAGCTTCGTCGATGATGACTCGGTCATATCGACGGCCACGACCTGCATCGACCGAGTCAAGGCTCCAGAAGTCAATGGAGCCCCCAGTCATCAGCTCGAACCTCTTCTCCACACGGTCGATTCGATGGGTGATCCTGTTCAGGGATTGCTCAAGATCTCGCCAAGGATCCGCTAAGTATCGATAGCTTGGAGCGAACCAGCCAACCTCATCGCCGTCGATCGCCTTCTCCATAGCGAGCTGGACGCCGAGGTGCGTCTTGCCGAATCGACGGCCACACTCCAAGACGTTAAACCTAGCTGACTCGCCAAGAACACGAAGCTGGCC